ATTTCTGGGTGAGGTGCTGGCGTTCGATATGCTCTCATCGCATCATCATAAGATTTGACTGATTTCTTATCGAAAGTGTTCAATGTTGACCTCATCATCATAAAAAAGTACACGCAAGTCATACCAAAGACTGCTGCAAACCCCATGAGGTATGTAAAAACTGTTATATCATTCATCTAAATTAGTCCTAATGAACCTGCTGTTATTCCTATACAGATAAAAAATCCAAATTCTACTAGTTCTCTACTTCCAGATGGAATTGAATTCATACCCTTATTTAAATTTATCCAAATGCGATTCATTTATTACTAATTGTTAAGTTATATTATTTAGTATCTCTAACAGACGGGAAATATGTTAACTGTAAAGAGTTTGCCTCATCAAGTTTTCCTTCGTCTCTGAGTCTTTTGATTTGTTCATCAATGGTTTTTAAAAATTCCTTTGAATGAGCATTAGTCATCTGGTTTTGCCTTAAATTGTACAGATAAGATGTCTTCATACTTATAAGTTGGTTCAAACCACTCTAGGTATTCTATAGCGATTGCATAACCATCAATCACATCTTTATTATCAGAACTCTCGCATAGAGTATGTATACGTTTTAATGCCCAGTCACGATTTAAATGAAGAGTTTTTTCCAAAGTTTCCATAATCTTTTCTCATGTAGCGACCTAGAATGTTACTATTATAGTATAGTGGTGATCCATCGTCAAGTGATTCAGATAGAACGTTGTTCAAAAATAATTGTCTAGTCTCTTCGTAGTTACAATTTCCTTTTGAGGTATGTAAACTCAATATTTCTCTTCTAAAGATCTCTTTTCCGTATAATTTGAGATCATCTTTTAATTCTGGGCAAGATCCGTAATACTTTTTCCAATCGGATTCTTGTTTTTGTTTTCTTTTTTTGCCTTTTGGCGTTCTAAACGCCCAAAAGTATTTGCGACCAATGTATTGACGATTGATTATGGTATTTGTAATACGATAGACAAATCCATAGTACTCCTTGATGTCTTCACTGGTGAATATATCACCATTAAAAGTCCAAGGATTATCATATACCTCATTATTTATATCAATCATGATGTAGAATAGGTATTTTATCTATTTTTTAGTCTAAAATCCTCAGTCACACCAACACCAGGTTGATAGTTCTGAGGATTTTTCTTTGCGAGTTCTACTGACTTTAGACCACCGATGATGTCAGCACGATTAATAATAGATTTCATTAATAATTTCCAGTATTTAAATCCTTTAGCATCTTATTTTTTTTCTGAACATTATCCAATGTGCTGCCTGGTGTAAATTCTCCATCATTATCCATCTTTTTCTTATTCTGGAACATTTTTCTAATTGCATTTAGTCCCAATCCACCTAAAGTTAATACTCCTGCAGTTCTAGCGACGTTTGCTGCTAAGTTCTCATCTAAAGCAACAATCTCTTGAATAGTTTCACTATCCATTTGACCCATTACGTAATGTGCTTCCTCTACTGTTTCTGCATGACCTTCAGATAAAACATATCCTAACACAACATGATATGGTTCATATGCCTCTGGTTTGAAGCTAGATGCCTTTAAGTCATACTTCTGACGCAAACTACCTGGAATCACACCCAACTTATCACCCTTTTTAATTTTAGGACCCATATCAAATTGTGCTATGGTATTTACAGTTGATCGAGTTACTTGTGTTTTACCATCAGCAGCAGTGTAGGTATTTGATCTACTATACTTATTAAGATCAGTATCCTTTAATTTACCAGTGCTTACTAACTCCCTTGTTTGTTTCTGATTTGTACTATACGTAGCAGGTGATATTACTGGTTTGACTTCTTTAGTTTGAACACCTTGAGCACCTTGAGCACCAGTAAGTCCACCAAAATCCTTAATAGTAATTTCTTTACCCTTTCTTGAGTACTTGCTAATAGCATCAAGATCTATCTCATTCTTTTTAACTGTATTAGTTTGTGCACCTTGACCACCTTGTGCACCTTGAGCACCAGTTGTGGTGGAAGACTGAGCACCATTTCCCTGAGCACCTACACTATCATTAGATTGTGCACCTTGAGCACCAGTTGTAGTGGAAGACTGAGCACCTTGTGCACCATTTGTTGCACCTTGTGCACCATTATTATTTTTTTTCTCATTTTTTTTATCTACATTTACTTTATCTTCGGGGTTTCTACCAAAGTTTCTGAAAAAATTTTGAACTTTTTTACTAAAAATCTCTTCATTCAGAGAATTACTTTTCCTATAGTCTTCAACGACCTGTTGTATTTCTTCTGGAGTCATCATTACTTATCTCCTGGTTTTTTATTCTGAAATCCTCTCAAGAAGTTTGCAGGATTCAATTGAGCAGCAATACCATGTCCTATGTTAGCTAAGTTACCTTTCACAGGAGATCCTGCACTGGTGTCTGCCTGATTTGCAGCAGTAAATCCAAGTGCGTTTGTTATATTTCTTCTGATTGAACCTACTGCCCTTTTAGGATTTACACCTGGAATTTTATTTACTTGCTTTGTTAAGAATTTCATTATGTTTCCTCTCTGCCCCTTCAAACCATATCCAGTGAGTGTCTTCAATCCTTTTTGTAGAAACTCTTGTAAATCTTCGTTCTCTTCAAGAACTCCAACTGTTTCACTTAGTGCTATTTCTTCACCAAGTATTTTTGATATCGCTTGCTCACCTCTCTGCATGTTCAGAGTCATCTCAGTCATAATTTCTACAACTGCACTTAGTTGCTCATCACTGTAATCATTTTTAGATTCTGATAAGGCATACGCATAGTTCAATCTTATTTCATCTTCACTTAAATATCTCTCAACAAGTTCCCCTTCGGGTTCATACATTTTACTATACAAAGAGTTTATATCTCTTATCTGACTTGGCGATAAAGATTCCATTACTTTAAAAAAATTCTGTCTTCTATCTATTTATTACTTTTTATCACTCTTGTTTCTACCAAGGTTGCTTAAATTTAAATTTTTGACTTTATTACTAACGTCATCTTTGAATTTATTAAATGTTTTCTTACCTGGTAATTTTGTTTCACCAGTGGCGAGTTCTCTACCCTTCTTGTATAGGTAATCACCTACTCTTGATCCTAAATTATATCCAGTGATAGCACCACCAGTTCCTAAAGCAAAACTTCCAATACCTCCTCCTGCAAGAGTTCCTAGTGTAGCACCAAGTGCACCACCAAGATATCCACCTGCACCTTTAGCGATTCCCCCTAATATTTGACTTGTTCTACTTCTTCCTAATCTTTTCTCATCTCTTGCCTTATCAACAGCATCTTTAACAGCAAATGCACCACCAGCGAATCTACCTAAACCTTTGAATATCTTACTTCTTAATGCTTTTTTACTTACTTGACTTAAGACTTTATTAGAGCCAGTAACATTAGACGATGGGGTGATGAATTTTGATTTATACTTAGGATCTGGTTTTACACCTGTGGAAACTAGTATTCTATCAAGGAAAGACTTAAATCTCTTTGGAGAGGAGACATTAGTTGTAACTTGAGGTTTAGAAATATTTCTTTGAGATCCCTTTTCAATGGATTTTAATATATCTCTTGTGTTAGTTACGTTAGTTGTAACTCTATTCGCTCTAGTTTTTATTACGTCACCTGATTTAGATGGAGTTATAGTTGTATTTGTTCCTGGTGTCTGTTGTTTTATTATTAGATTTGATGCTGTCTTTTCACCTGGTTTAGGTTTGAATACTATTTTTCCACTACCAGACAATTTTTTAGAAACTTTATTTGTATTTGTTTTATCCTTTACTATAGTTTTATTATTTTTTGTATTTGTTTTATTTTGCTGTTCGTCACCTACATTACTATCACCATAACCACCATCTGTACCATACTGCGACCTTGCCTGATCACCTTTAGTTGTAGATGCTGATAATCTCTTGTTTATTTCAGAATCAGAAATTCCTTTTTGAGAGGAGGTCTTATTATCTTTTTCTTGTAAGAATAGACTAAAACTTTTCACTATCTTCAGACACTTTTTTAGTATTTATATCATATGATTCGTACGCATCATAATCGCCAAACAACCAAGCATCTGCCTTAGCTGCTTCACGATATGCTTCAATACTCATATCTTTCAAACCTTTTACTTCTGATTCTGTTTCAATGATTTTAACTCTGGGTTGAGTATATCCGTCCCACTGTTTATGAATTTCTTTCACTTGCTCATCCACACTTACCATTTCCATCTGTATCTTACCTTCAATCCAAATTTTTTTCAACCAAGCAACAAAACCTAATGCAAGGTGTTGAAGATATGGGTTTTTGAATTTCTTCTTAACCCATCTCTCTGCCTTTGCATACCAAGGATCTACACCCTTACCAAATTGTTTCTCAAAGTTTAAACCCACTGAATGTGTCTTTTTTGACATCTTGTTTGATTCCTCCAACTATGTAAGATTCGACTTCAGTTTCCTGTGGTGCAACCTGTAATCCCTTTGATGAAATCCAATGCTGTGTCCAAGGTAATGGATTATTCTTAAGAGGAATATCATAGATTGGTTTTAAACCAACGATCTTCATTCTCTTATTTGCAATCCATTCAACATATTGATGTAATAATTTATCATTCAGACCTATCATACTACCATCTTTGAAAAGATATTCTGCCCATCTCTTCTCCTCATCAACAGTTCTTTCAAATGTTTTGATCAACCAAGGTTCTTCTTCCTTTGCAATCTCAACCATGTCTGGATCGTCTCCGTTTCTCCAGTTCTTTAAGATTGTTTGAGTTATTGCCAGATGCTGGTTCTCATCTCTAGCAATAAGCGATATGATTTTCGCAGATCCTTCCATGAGTTTAAGCTCACCAAAAGCAAAACTACAAGCGAAAGATACATAAAAGCGGATACCTTCCAAAATGTTGACATTAGCGACTGCCCGATAAAGTTTTCTTTTTAAATCTTTTATTTCCATTCTAGCAGAGATGTGACCTCTCATATCACCCTTCCACCAGTTACTCTGATCATACTGATGTGCTGAGTTAATAAAATCATTATATGCAGATGTAACACTCTCTGCTCTTTCTAAGATTCTATCATCCTTCAAGATAGTATCAAATACTTCTGAAGGATCAGAGTATACGTTCTTAATAATATGAGTGTAGGAACGTGAGTGGATTTGCTCCATAAACTCCCATACACCCATACATGCTTCTAGTTCTGGAAGAGAACAGTATGGAGAGAAAGCCATACCAGGACCACGACCTTGAACTGAGTCAAGCATCACTTGATACTTAAGATTACTTGTAAAGATGTGCTTCTGTTCTGGACGAAGCATTTGATAATCACTTCTATCCTTCTGTAGAGATACCTCTTCTGGTCTCCAAAAGTATCCTAATTGTGTAGTTGTAAGTCTCTCAAAGATTGGATACTTGTAGGAATCGTACCTCTGAACACCTAAAGGTTTACCAAAAAACATAGGTTGTTTCTTGGTATCCACTTCGTGTGAATTAAATACCGTCATAGAATTTACCACTGGTCTGTCCTCTGAGTTTACTCTAAAGTTTACACGACTCACAGTCTTCTTCCTCCGAACTTAAAATGTTTGAAACTAGGTTATCTAATTGAGGTGTTTCCTCAATTTCATCTGTCTTGATATCATATGTATTCTGATAGTAACTTGTCTTCCAACCATATTTGTATGTGGACAAAAAGTCTTGAGCCATTACAGATACTGGAACTTCGTTATTATCATAATTTTCTGGATTATAACTCCAATTACCACTAATTGCTTGGTCAAAGAACTTTTGCATAACAGCAACTATGTTGATGTATCCAGTATTGTCTTGCATCTCCCAGAGCAATGTATAATTGTTTTTCAGACTTGCATACTGCGGAACAATCTGCTTAAGAGGTCCTTTTTTTGATTTTTTAATGGACAGGTATCCTCTAGGTGGTTCGATTCCATTTGTTGCATTTGACACAACGGAACTGCTCTCCGAAGGCATTTGTGCGGACAACGTTGAGTTCCTAACTCCGTGTTCCAAGACAAGTGCTCTAAGAGATTCCCAATCATATTTCAGATCATTTGATACAAGTTCGTCTACGTCTTTCTTATATGTATCAATCGGAAGAATTCCATTTGCATACTTGGTTCTATCTGAGTATCTACATGCACCTTTTTCTTTTGCAAGGTTCACAGTAGACTTAATTAAATAGTACTGGAATGCTTCTGTAAGGTCGTGAGTCAACTCCCATGCCCTCTTATCACCGTATGAAACACCGTTCTTAGCGAGGTAATGAGCAAGACCAATATAACCTATACCCAGTGATCTACGTGCCTTTGTAGCGATCTCTGCTGCCTTTACAGGATATCCTTGGAAGTCAATAAGTTCATCTAGTGATCTCACACTCAAGTCACATAGTTCTTCCATTTGATCTATGTTTGTTATCTTACCAACATTAATAGCAGATAGGATACATAAAGCAATTTCACCATGTGGATCATCAATATGTTGAAGTGGTTTAGTTGGTAATGTGATTTCCTGACAGAGATTACTCATTTCAACCTTATCCAAGAATGATGAATGAGAATTACAATGGTCAATGTTCATAATATACAATCTACCAGTCTCTGCCCTCTCTTTGAGTAGTTCTAGTATGAGTTCTTGAGCACCTACACTAGTTTTAGGAATTGATTCGTCAGACTCGTAACGTGTGTATAACTCATCAAAAAGTTCAGTACCAAAGCTATCATAAAGCCCTGGCACGTCATGAGGAGAAAAAAGCGAGATCTCCTTGTTTTCAATAAACCTTTCATAGAATAATTTGCTAATTTGAATTGAGTAGTCTAGTTTTCTTACACGATTATCTTCTGTTCCTTTATTGTTCTTAAGAACTATAATATCTCTTATTTCTTGATGCCAGATAGGAAAGTGGACAGTCGCTGACCCACCTCTGATCCCGTTTTGAGTACAGCATCGGACAGTTGACTCAAACTTTTTGAGGAAGGGGACAACACCTGTGTGTTGAACCTCCCCACCTCTAATTTTAGCGTTGATCCCACGGATGCGACCTGCGTTGATACCGATACCAGCCCTTTGAGCGACATAACGACCAATGGCCATATCACTAGTAAAAATACTATCCAAGGTATCGTCAATATCAACCAGAACGCAAGACGCATACTGCCGAAGGGGTGTTCGGACTCCTGCCATGATTGGTGTTGGGATGTTGATTTTGTGTCTGGAGATTGCATCGTAATACTTTTTAACGTAGTCTAGTCTAACTTCTTTGGGATATTTAGAGAATATGGTTGCAGATATCAGCAAATACATAAATTGAGGTGTTTCATAGAGAGCTCCAGTGCTTCTGTCTTGCACAAGATACTTATCTACTATTTGACGAAGACCTGCATATGTGAATAGATAGTCTCTCTCATGGTCAATGATACCCTGCAACTTATCAAACTCTTCATCATCATATAGATTTAGTATCTCTTCATCGTATATTCCCTTTTCTACACATTTTACCACATGATTCTTAAGAATGGGAGTATCATGCATTCTACCATACAGACTTTTCTTCACAGAAAATAAAAGAAGTCTAGCAGCAACGTATTGATAATTAGGATGATCAAGATCTATCAAGTCACTCGCTGATTTGATCAGTATCTCCTGTATCTCTGCGGTGCTTATACCGTCATAAAACTGGATACCTGACTGTATCTCAACTTGACTCGCAGAGACCCCTGCAAGACCCTCACACGCTTGTTCTACCATTACGTGCATCTTCTCAAGGTTCAATGGTTCGATAGTACCATTTCTCTTTTTAACCTTTGTTCCGTTACTCATACTTTCTTCCAGATGTTAAATTTAACTTTTGCTTCTAATCCCGAATATGTACATGATTCTAACACATGGGATACATTATGTCCACGTTGGACCATATCATTGATGTCCTTTTCCTCAACAAACTTTGGCCAAATAACTACTTTATCTCCTCGATCAATTGTTTTGGAGATTCTGTTGACGATTTCTCTGTTGCGAGGTTCATTATCAAAAACCCAAATATAATCGCTCCAACCAAACGTCCTAATAT